GCGAATCAAATCCAGAACCAGAGCCGGAACCAGAGCCAAAGCCAGAGCCAGAGCCAAAGCCAAAGCCAGAGCCAGAGCCAGAGCCAGAGCCAGAGCCGCCTGCCCCACCAGACATGACACCTCCTTCTCCTCCTCCTAGCTCGCCTATTCCTGAGGAGCCTGATCAAAAACCTGTTAAAAAAATCCCTTTCTTTAAAAAGAATATTGCGTGGATAGTCGCTGGAGTATTTGTTGCTGCTTGCATAGGAATGTTTATATACGCTCAAGGATGCCAAGAAGAGGAGCCGGTTGATTTAGATTTTGACTGGAATGAGAAATACCAAAATGATCCGAATAGATTAAGATGACTTGGACAGAAGGTAAGCAACAAGACAGAGAAAAGTATTCATCTGATATAAATCATGAAATACTTGCTAAAAAAGGTTTTTTAGAAGAGCGCGAAGCGAAACTTCTTTTATATAAATTTTTGCGAGGTAATACTACATTTGCTGTAGATATGCTTAGTGGTATAAAATTATTTCCATTTCAGCATATGGCCGTAAAAGCTATGTTAGAGTCTGATTATTTCATGGGTGTATGGTCTCGTGGTATGTCTAAATCATTTACCACGGGGGTATTTGCCTTTCTTGATGCCATATTAAACCAAGGCGTTGAGATTGGCATTGTATCCAAATCTTTCCGTCAGGCTAAAATGATATTTAAAAAAATAGAAGATATATTAGCTAAGCCTGAGGCGGCGATGCTAGCTCAATGTGTCACTCGTAAATCTAAAGCAAATGATCAATGGACTCTAGAGATAGGAACTAGCAAGATCCACGCATTGCCGTTAGGCGATGGAGAAAAGCTTCGTGGTTTTAGATTTCATAGGATTATTATTGATGAGTTTCTTCTTATGCCCGAAAGGATTTATAACGAAGTTATTGTTCCCTTTCTTTCTGTTGTGGAAAATCCAACCGAACGAGAGGATTTGCATAATCTCGAAACGCAAATGATAAAGGAAGGCAAAATGAAAGAAGAAGACAGGCATGTCTGGCCAAACAATAAATTGATTATGCTTTCTTCTGCCTCTTATAAATTTGAATATATGTATAAATTATATCAAAAATTTGAATCACTAATAAATGGAGAGATCGTAGAGACTGGAAATGCACACAGGACCATTATGCACTTCAGTTATGACTGTGCCCCGCAACAGCTTTACGATCAGAACTTGATTAACCAAGCTAGGGCTAGTATGAGTCAAAGCCAGTTTGATCGCGAATTTGGAGCTGTATTCACTGATGATAGCTCTGGGTACTTCAAAATCTCAAAAATGGCTTCTTGTACCGTTCCTGACGGTCAGGGGCCATGCGTAGAGGTTGCGGGAGAGCCTTCGGACAAATATTTACTCTCGTTTGACCCTAGTTGGGCTGAGAGTGAAAGCTCTGATGATTTTGCGATACAAGTTTTTAAGTTGAATGATGATGCTCGTAACGGAACCCTTGTTCATAATTATGCCATGTCTGGCGCGCGACTCAAGGATCATATATTTTATTTTCATTATCTATTAAATAACTTCAACATTGTAGCTATAGTAGGGGACTACAATGGAGGCGTTCAATTCCTTAACGCTTGTAACGAAAGCAGTCGATTTAAGCAGAATAACCTCAAGATCGACACGATTGGAACTGACCTTGATAATTTAGAAAATTATCAGCAGGCATTGCGTGATATGAAAATGGAGTATAATCTAGACAAAAAGAAAATTTGCATACTTCGCAAGCCAACCTCCCAATGGATTAGAACTGCTAATGAATTATTGCAAGCTAATTTTGATCATAAAAGAATACATTTTGGATCTAGAGCAGTTAATGATGATTATCAAAAACAAAGAAATAAAAAAATACCAGTTAAAGATTTAAAATTCCTTAAAAATATTGAAGATGAAAAGCAAAGTAACGCAGCTAAAATGATCGATCTAGTAGAGCATCAGGTTGACTTGATGGAGAAAACAAAAGCAGAATGCGCATTGATACAAATTAAAACTACCGCGCATGGGACTCAGACGTTTGATCTTCCTGACAACCTTAAGAGACAAACTGGGCCAGAGAAAGCCAGAAAAGATTCGTATTCTGCGCTAGTGCTTGGGAATTGGATGATCAAGGTTTATTATGATATGCAGCATGCCGAAGAAAGTAATGTTCAAGCAACTTTTACCCCTATCTTTGTTGCTTAATTAAAAGTTAACTTTTAACTTTTCTTAGACTTTTGATACACTTTTGTGTATGATACTATATGTCTAAAAGAAAATATAATAAAAGCTCTCCGTATTGGGACAAATTTAAAGGCAAAGATCTGAATGAGTTAATTCAGGAAACCCAAGGCACTGAGCCAGACTGGACCCCTACCTTAGCAGGAGATGCTTACTACACCCAGAGCTCAAAAGCTAATTATGAAAGGACAGGCGAAAAACAATCTGGACCGGCTAGTAGAACTGATACAAGACTCAATAGGGCTGCAGTAGCAAAAAAGAACTTTAAATACTCTAATATAAGAGAAGGCCAACTTCCGTATTATTATGGAAAATCTGGATGTGATATTAGAGATGCGATAATGCTTTGTCAAAAAGCTTACGCTAACATTCCTATTTTTAGAAATGTAATCGACATAATGTCTGAGTTCGCAAACACAGATTTATACTTAGAAGGCGGAACAGAAAAATCCAGAACGTTTATTGATAAATGGATGCAAAAGGTCAAGATGTGGTCTATTAAAGATCAATACTTTAGGGAATATTACAGAAGCGGTAATGTTTTCATGTATAGACTTGATACTAAATTTAGCGACGATGACTTTAGTAAAATGTCAACCATTTACGGTTCAGAGTTTATGAAACCGGGAGAAATCCCAATTAGATATATTTTACTAAATCCATATGATATAGCTACTGTTAAATCTACAAGCTTTAACGGTCAAGTTTATAGAAAGGTACTGTCCGAGTTTGAACTAGAAAGATTAAAAGACCCTAAAACAGAATATGATAAAGAGGTTTTAAATGGTTTATCCCCTAAAGACCAAAAAGCAATTAAAGCGGGACAATTCACCTCTAGTGGAATTTTTATTAATTTAGATCCAGATAAACTAATATATTCATTCTATAAAAAACAAGACTATGAACCTTTTGCTATTCCTTTTGGATTTCCAGTATTGGATGATTTAAACTGGAAGCTTGAATTGAAGAAAGTTGACCAAGCCGTAACTAGAACTATTGAAAACGTCATCTTATTAATAACAATGGGTAACACTCCCGATAAAGGGGGTATCAACCCACATAACTTGCAAGCCATGCAGTCATTATTTTCAAATGAAAGTATTGGCAGGGTTCTTGTTAGTGATTATACTACGAAAGCTGAATTTATTATACCTGATTTAAATAGAGTGCTTGGGCCAGAAAAATACCAAATAGTAGATCAAGATATTAAGGAAGCTCTTCAGAATGTTGTAGTAGGAAGTGAAAGATATAGCAACACTCAAGTAAAGGCTCAAATATTTCTTGAGAGACTTAAGGAAGCTAGGAATACTTTTATTAATGATTTTCTCCAGCCTCAAATCAAGTTAGTTTGCCAGAACTTAGGCTTCAGGAAATACCCAACCGTAAGATTTCAAGAAATTGATCTTAAGGATGAAGTTCAACTCCAAAGGGTAACTACTAGACTTATGGAGCTAGGTATCCTTACGCCAGAGCAAGGAATACAAACAATTAAAACTGGCATCTACCCAGAACAAAGAGAGGTAGGTACAGGTCAAGACCAATATCTAGAAGACAGGCAAAAAGGATTATATTCTCCTTTGGTTGGCGGACAACCCTTACCTTTAACAGAAGAAGAGAAAGAAGAAGCTGCGGAAATAGAAATGAACAAAGTGAGTAATCGCACTCCTAACCAATCGACTCCTCAACAACAAGGGCGGCCATCCGGAACCAGCAAAACAGGGAAAACTGCGACAGCAGATCGAAAAGCTCTTCAGTCTACTATATACAAAACTGAGGATTTGTTTTCGTTTGCTCAAGAAGAAATGAAAAAATCTCACAAAATAAAAAGGCTTTCTAAAGATAAAAAAAAGTTACTAGACGAGCTTTGTAAGACGGTTGTTTTATCTAGCGGAATGAATGATTGGGAAAAAGAAACTAAAGCATGCATAGAAGATTTTAGCCACATAGAATCTCTATTAGTCATGCCCGAAATACTTGAAACCGCTCAAGAACATGACATGGAGTTATACCCTTCAGCCTTATATTATCATAGTCAAGCAAAAGAAGATGCTTCTCAAAAATAAAAACTTTGTGTAATTAAGCTTAACAACTTTTCAATATAAATTATGGAACTAGATTTTTCTAAAAACATTCAAGATTCTAAGGATCTGGGAGGAATATTTCAGGCTAGAAAGAGCCAAGCGCATTTTAACGAACTCCCAGACTCTGACTTTGCTTATATCGAAGCTGGTGGAAAGATCGATTTTAATAATCGAACTGTACCTAGATCCTTGAGGCATTTTCCTGTCTCAAGTAAAGATGAAGTAATTCAGTCGATAAAAGAATTAGAGGCTTCTAGTTTATCATCTGGTATGCAGATAGCAGTTTTTAACAATATTCATCTTAGAGCCGAAAAGCTAGGTATGGAATCTCAAGCTGGCTTGCCACCTTGGTTGGAAAAAAAGTCCGAAGACAAGAAGTCTGGAGACAAGAAGTCTGGAGACAAGAAGTCCGAAGACAAGAAGTCCGAAGACAAGAAGTCTGGAGACAAGTCTGACAAAAAAGACGAATCAAAAGCTGAGCTCTCAAAACAACAAAAGAAACTTCCTCCTGCGATTCAAAAATCTATTTTAGAAAAACAAAAAAAGTCTGGAGATAAAGACGAAAAGAAAGACTCTAAAGACGAGCCTAAAGAAGAATCTGACGCCATGAAGATGGAGAAAGATGACGCCATGATGAAAAAAATGTATTCCCGCATGGATGAGATTAAGAAAGCAAGAAAAGATATGGACAAAGAATACGCAATGATTAAAGATAAACTCGGCGCCATGATGAAGAAAGTTAGGGCTAGTTCGAGTGAAAATGATTGATCGTCAAGATCTTGATTCTATTCGCTACGGCGAAGTAGATAAAAATTTACAGAAAAAAGCGGCGGAGAAATCCCCGCTTCTTTCTTTGGGGGACATAGAGTATAGGCCGTTTAACTCTAATAGCAGTGAAGCGGTCGCTAAGGAGCTTTCGTATATTCGTCAAGTTCAAAATTCTGAACAAGATTGGTACAAAGGAGATTATAGGAATAAATTAGATAAAGATTTTGTAAATATATTTTTTGATTATGCGAATAAAAATAATCTGATTTTTGATAAAGAGTATATATTAGATATAGTTAGTCAAGTGGATTCAATAATTCTTGGCTTAAAGTTGTTTTACGATAGGCCTAGGCCATATCAAATAAACAAGTATCATAATATAGATATAAAAGAAAATGATACAGAGACTGCTCAAACACCATCTTACCCTAGTGGTCATGCACTACAGGGGAGACTGGTTTATAAACTTTTAGCTAATATACATACTGATCACGAAAAAGAATTTAAAAAGATTAGTGACCAAATTAGTATGGCTAGAATTATTAGGGGAGTTCATTTTCCTACAGATAACGAATTTTCTAATTTAATTGTAGATAAATATCTCATACCTAAAATATTAAAAACAGTGTACCTGCCTAATAAGAAGGATAAAAAACAAATGAATGCAAACTTTAAATATAAAATAAACTTTGAAAACCAAATACAGGCTTCATGCTTTGATGGTAGTTGCAAGAGGTTTCAAATTAGTGAAGCTTCTCTTGAAAATCTAAAACCGCTTATTCCTTTAGAGGTTGATCTTGAAAAAAATATTGATTTGCTTGGCGTGGCATTTAATGCTGCAGTCGTGAATAAATTCAATAAAAATGGAGACGGTATAGATACTGAAACCGCGCTTGCCGTATCTGATTATTTTGTTCACAAGCCTACCAATATAGAACATAATAAAGAAAAAGTTGTCGGACATATAATAACTTCTTCTTTTAGCGATATTAATACTAGTGAGATTATGACTCCTGAATCTATTAGGGGAAGTAGCGACCCTTTTAATATTTCGCTTGGTGCTCTTGTCTATAAGATTGTGAACCCTGCTTTCGCAAAAATGTTAGAACAATCACAAGAAGGGGAGGATTTTCATCATGCAATTTCTGCGAGTTGGGAAATAGGATTTAATGATTTTTACATTGCTATTGGTAGTAATGATTTAAATGAAGCTGAGATAGTTACCGATAAATCACAAATTAAAGAGCTTCAGAAATATTTAAAAGCTTATGATGGGGATGGCAAAATGGATGATGGTACAATTATTAATCGTCTTGTCGTTGGAGAAGTCTATCCGCTGGGCATTGGGTTTACATCCAATCCCGCTGCTGAAGTTAAAGGAGTGTTCGTAGAAGACCAAGAGCGCTTAGAGATTAAAAAAGATAAAGCAGAAGCAGAAATTTTTCATGTAAATAGCATGGATATAGAAAAAAATAATTCACAAATAGAAAAAAATACTTCCCTTTTTGAAAAAAAGGCTGTAAACAAGAACAACACATTAACTATGGACACTAAAGATCTACTTAAACAAATCGAAGGCATGCTTTCAGAAAAAATTGGCGATAGCCAACAATTCGAAGAAGCCGTCGCCAGCGTTTCTAAAGTTATGATGGATGCAATCAAGGAAAAAGATTCTCAATGGCAGGATGAAAAAGCCGCTAAGGATCAAGCTCTTACTGAATCTTCAACAGCTCAAGAAGCTCTTGTTGGTGAAGTAGCCGAGCTTAAGCAAAAACTTGAAGCTTCAGAATTACAATGGAATGAATTGGCAGAAGAAAAACGTCTTCGCGAAGCAAAAGATCTCTTTAACTCAAGAATGGCTTCTGTTACTGAAGCGTTCGACTTGGGCGAAGAAGATTTAAAAATTGTTGCTTCCGAAGTTTCCGAATTGGAAAATACTGAAGAATCATTCGCTAGCTACCAAGAAAAGCTTACTGTCATGTGGCAACACAAGACTAAAGCATTTATTGAAGCTCAGGAAAAAGCATTCGACGAAAAACTTGAAGCAGCGCTTCAAGCACGCGTAGAAGAGCTAACCACAAGCAAAGCGTCTTCAGAAGAAGTTCAAGAAGTCGCACAAGAAGATGCCGAAGAGGCAGTAGAAGAAGTTTTAGAAGAGGTTGCTGAAGAATCAGACGCAAGCATTTCTAATAATAACGAAGCTGCATCGACCGAAGAATCTTCTTTGCGTGATAAATTTAACAAAGCTTTCTCAAAAGGGCTATTAGATTACTACCATTCCGTCAGTACGCTGAAGAAGACGTTGTCAATCTGTTCGCAAGTACTGCCGCTAACGATAAGCTTAGCGACAGTGGCGATGCAGATGCAGGCGTCTTTGTTAAAGTAAGTGCTGGGGACTTTGGTGCTGACCCCGTTGGATACGAAAATAACTCTTACCTCGGTAAGACGGATTATCCTTTCATCGGAAGAAACCAGTACCCTGTTGTCCCATTGAAATTCGAAGCTGCTAGTGCTGGAGATCCTGTCCTCGGCGTTACTTTGCTTCAGACTGCTATGTTCGACGAAAACGGCGAAAAGCTCCTTTATTACCCACAAAAGAAACTCGAGAATCAGTCCGTCTTGACCGGCGAAGCTGTTCCTGTTCTTGGTAAGGGTATTGTTACATTGGACGCTGCTTCCGCTATTGACGGATCCCTTCCTGCTCCGGGAAATTATGTAAA